TGCCACAACTATCATTGATGAGCTTGGAAAAATTGTAGACGCTTTACCATCAAGCATTTACGGAAGCGAGGATTTATTCATCTATCTTTCACAAGATATGGCTCGGGCTTATGTTCGTGCTTTGGGTGGATTTGGCTCTATCGCTAACAATGCAGGTGCAAATGGTGTAGACAACAAAGGTACACTTTGGTACGGAATGGGACAAGATTTAGCTTTTGACGGAGTTAAAATCTTTGTTGCAAATGGATTGGCAAATGGAACTGCAATCGCAACTAACAAGTCGAACTTGTTCTTTGGATGCTCGTTACAATCTGATTTACAGGAAGTTAAGCTTCTTGACATGTCAGACCTTGATGGCTCAAACAACTGCAGAGTAATCATGAGAATGTCTGCAGGAGCGCAGTACGCAATCGTTGACGATATCGTAACATACGGAATCACAAACGCAGTAAACTAAAAAGACTAATTAACGAGAGGGTGTTAAAACCCTCTCTTTTATAAACAATAAAAATTTTTAACATATGTCATGCGATATCACACACGGACGAGTGGAGGAATGCAAGGACAGCGTAAGCGGTCTCAAGGCAATCTATATAATCAACTTCGACGATTTGAACGAAGATAATGCTACATTTGACACAGGCACACCTGGAGAAGAAGACCAATTGGTAACTTGGACTCCTGCATCTGCTTTATCAATGTACAAATACGAATTAAAGTCAACGGCTAATGCCTTGAATACAACCATCAATGCATCCAGAGATAATGGAACAACATTTTTCGGTCAAGAATTAGTTGTAAATTTAAAGCGTCAAGACGTTGTAACTCACAAACAAGTGAAGCTACTTTCTTATGGAAGACCAAGAATAATTGCAAGGTCTATGACTGACCAATTTTTCATGCTCGGATTTGCTCAAGGATGCGACGTAAGCGCTGGTACTATTGGGACTGGAGCTGCTCTTGGAGATTTCAACGGCTATCAACTCACCTTTATGGCTGAAGAGGAGCTACCACCATTATTCATTGATTGTTCAACAGAAGCAGAATTAGCTACGGCTTTTGCAGATGGCTCGGCAACTGATGCAGTAATAGTAACTAACTAAGAATCTTTCTTATACCTTTCATAACACAAACAAAGAGGCACTTTAACGAGTGCCTTTTTTCATGCTCTAAATTTCAAAGGGGCAACAAAAAAACACTATTTTAGTTATTATAGTAGATGATTATATTACAAGAGATAGCGACAGAACAAACATTTAGCTTTATACCAAGAAGCCAAACGTATGATAGTATGTTTATTACTGATGACCAAACGAATACAGAGGTGGCAGTAACTATTGACGCAAACACGAATGGAGATTACTATGATACAATTTCTGCTATCTTTAATGTTAAGCAGAATCATTTTTACAACCTTGTAATTAAAAACGGAACTGATGTAGTACACTTGGATAGAATCTTTTGTACTAATCAACCTGTGGCAACTTATTCTGTAAACAATGGAGAGTTCACAAGTAGGGCATCAAACAATGAATTTATAATTTATGAGTAAAGACATACATATATTAGAATTGGCAGCTTATGAGCCACCAGTTATTAAGGAAGCCAAACGAGAAGATTGGGTAGAATTTGGTAGTTCAAACGATTACTATTCTTTTTTGATAGATTGTTACACGAATAGCACCACAAATAACGCTATTATAAACAACGTAAGCCGTTTAATTTACGGAAAGGGGTTAAGTGCTACCAACGCATCTAAAAAGCCGTCAGAGTACGCTTCTATGATGTCGCTATTTAGCAAGAAATGTGTAAGGCATTTATGTACTGACTTAAAGATGTTGGGTCAATGTGCTATGCAAGTGATATATACAAAGGATAGAAAGCGAATAGCAGAGATTCATCACATACCTGTACAACTTTTAAGAAGTGAAAAATGCAATGAAGAGGGAAAGATTGAAGCTTATTACTATTCTGATAACTGGTCAGATATCAAAAGATACCAACCAAAAAGAATTAGTGCCTTTGGATGCTCAAATGATGACATCGAGATATATTTTGTCAAGCCATATTCTGTTGGTTTAAAGTACTATGCTTTGCCAGATTATATTGGAGCAACACCTTACTGCACTTTAGAGGAATCAATTAGCGAATATCTAATTAACGAGGTTAATAATGGATTCAGCTCCAGAGCTGTAATCAATTTTAACAATGGTTCGCCAAGTGAGGAGCAGCAGCAACTAATTAAATCAAAGGTTTTAAATCAATTAACAGGCACATCGGGAGAGAAAGTTATAATTTCTTTTAATAACAATCAAGATAGCAAAACAACGGTAGATTCTATGCCTGTGAATGATGCTCCAGACCTCTACAATACACTTACAGAAACTTGTTTGAGAAAGATAATGTTAGGTCATCAAATAACGTCACCATTATTGTTTGGAATAGCGTCACAGAATGGCTTCTCAAGTAATGCCGATGAGTTGAGAGATTCATTTATTCTTTTTGAAAATATGATAATTAGACCATATAGAGAAATGCTAACAGATGCCTTTGACGAATTACTTGCATATAATGACATTGCTTTAAACTTGTATTTCAAAACATTAAAACCTTTAGAATTTACTGATTTAGAGGGTATAGAAGATGAAGAGCAAAAGGAAGAGGAGACAGGTTTAGAATTAAACAAAGACTTTAGCGATTCAGAGGGTAATAAAATACTTGACAATTTAGAGGGCGAAGAGATGAGTGATGTTTGGGAGTTGATAGATGAACGTGAATACGATGACGAAAACACGGATTTAGATTCTTGGATAGAACAGAATGAAAAAAAGAATAAAAGCACCTTACAGAAGTTTGCAGATGTTATAAAAAGCTTTCCAAGTAGACAAAGCTATTTAGATAAGTCAATCTACAAAGTAAGATACAGATACGCACAGAAGTACAACTCTGGCAATAGCAGAGACTTTTGCGTTAAAATGATGCAGAGAACTAATAGTGGAGTAGTGTATCGCAAAGAAGATATTGATATGGCATCCTTTCAAGGAGTAAATAATTCATTCGGTCATAAAGGACAGAATTATAGTTTATTTCGCTTCAAAGGAGGAGTTAATTGTGGCCATTTTTGGAGTGAGCAACTCTATCGCTTAAAGAAAAAGAAGGATGGAACATACTATGAAGACAAAGCTTTAAGCAGTTCGCAAGAAGTACCAAACATACCACAAAGCTACAAACCAAGTCCATCTGGAAACAAAGACTCAAAGATAGCTCCAAAGGATATGCCAGATAACGGACATCACCCAAACTATAAAGGATAAACTATGGCAAAGGCATTATTAATAACACGAGATGACGTAGTTCGATTTACATCTGTAAATGGAGGAGTAGATACTGATAAGTTTATTCAGTACATTTCAATATCGCAGGATATCCATATCCAACAAATGACAGGAACAAGACTATTAGAAAAGATACAAGCAGATATAATTGCAGATACATTAGCAGACCCATATTTAACGCTTCTAACCGATTATATTAAGCCCTGTTTAATTCATTTTGCAATGGTGGAGTATTACCCTCACGCAGCTTATACAATCGCTAACAAGGGCGTATATAAACACGGAGCAGAAAATAGTGAATCAGTAAGCAAGGAAGAGGTCGACTTCTTAATGGAGAAACAACGTCAAACGGCAATGCATTATAAAGAGAGATTTATTGATTATGTAATTAACAATAGCAATTTATTTCCAGAGTATTACAATAATCAATCTCCAGATATGTACCCTAATCAAGACACAGATGTAACAGGTTGGGTATTATGAAGAAATATAGAGTTAAGGCAGAGAATATAAGGAAGTTAGAAAAGTATTTTAACAAGATAGAAAATGGCAGAAATAAAGATAAGCGACCTAACGGCAAAGAGTGCTAATTTAGCAAACACAGATTTATTTGTTATTGCAGAATCTGATGGTGCAGGAGGTTATGTATCAAAGAAAATCACAGGTGCAGAAATATCGGCTATTGCTGGAAGTAACATTTATTTAATAGATGGCACGATTAGAAGCAACAGAACAATAGATTTAAACGGTGTTTACTTGGCTTTTCAAAATAGTGGTGCAGATGTATTAAAAATTAGTGCTTCAGATGTCATAAGCTTTAATAATGCATATTCATTTCCTACGGCAGATGGAACGGTTGGACAAGTTCTTAAAACGGATGGTGCAGGCAATTTATCTTTTAACCAACCAACGACAGGTTTATATGCACAAACGGTAGTAAGTGCAACACTAACAAACACAACAACTGAAACAAGTATTGTAGGAAGTGGAGTAGGTAGCTTGACAATTCCAGCAGACCACTTTGTTGTTGGCGATTCATACCACGCAAAAATTGGTGGCGAAATTTCAGCACAAAATGGTGACGATATAACAATTAGAATAAAGAGTGGTGCAACGGTATTGGCAACAACAGGAACTATTTCTTTAAGTCCTACTACTGCATTGGGTTGGGAATGTGAAATAGACTTTACAATAGCAGCGATTGGTGCAAGTGGAAGTATTTGCACAAATGGAAATTTTGCATATACACGAAACACAGGAGGTTTAGAGGGTTATGTATTTCAAGATGTTGAAACTTTTGATACAACAATTGCTAATACTTTAGATATCACGGCAGAATGGGGACAAGCTAAAACACAAGACGAAATACATAGTGCAAACTTTGTATTACATAAAACTTATTAAAATGAACACAATAGATTGGGGACAAGCAGCAGTAAATAATACGATTGGATTTGGACAAGGTGCATTAACAGGTAGCACTCCTTTTAGCAATACTCAAAGCATATACCTTGATGGAATTGATGCTTATGTAAATCAAAGTGTTTCTACAACAAGCAGTACTGGTAGTGTTAGCGTATGGATAAAACCAGATTTAACTAATAATCGTGCATTTGTTGTATTTGATAACGGAGGTTATAGAAATTATTTAACTATTCAGAGTAGAAGTGATGGAACGTTAAATGCACAATGTCGTGTGAATCCTAATGTTCAGTGGAATGTTATAACTGATAATTCGGTTTTAAGTTCTACAAGTTGGACACACGTTGTTGTGACGCATAACGGAACAGAGCCAAAAATCTATATAGATGGTGTCGCAGTTGCTCAAACTTTTACTGTATCAACAAATAAAACTATATGGTGGAATACTTTTGCACCCACAAAAGTTGCGTTAGGGTGGTTTAATATTAATGGTTACGGAACTAATAACTGGCTTGGGACAATAGATGAATTTAGTTTATACGAAACAGAATTAAGTCAAGCACAAATAACAGCAATTTATAATAACGGATTACCTACAAGTCTAACTGCATACAATAGTTTAGTGTGGTTAAGATGTGGCGATGGCGACACACAACCAACTTTAATAAATCACGGAAGTAGTGGAATCAATGCAGTGATGGGTAATCCAGAGCCATTTTCGACAGACGTACCTACATAAAAACGAACAATATGAGTAACACAATAGACTGGGGTAAAATACATTATAATAGTTGGAGTCCAGAAACCAACTTAACAGGAGCAGGAGCAACACCAAGCTATCAGAACGAATATAGTTTTCAATTTGATGGTGTAGACGATTATATTGATTGTGGCGATAATGACAATTTAAGCTTTGGTAATGCTTCAACAGATTCTGCTTTTTCAATTTCTGCTTGGGTTAAAATGACTGATGCCACAAGGTTTAGAGTAGTAAGTAAATTGAACGGAAGTAATGCTGAATATGCTTTTTTTACTTCGGCAGCAGACCAATTGTATTTTGTATTATATGACAATACAACTTCTA